TTTACTACTTGCTAGAATCTAGTAATGTTCCAAAGAATTATTGGGAGAATAAGTTACTATACCCATCAGAACAAGACCTAGCAGCATTTGAAACACTAAAAGAGATAAAAGAGGATGTTCAAGAATTTACAAAATCTGGTAGGTTCTTGTATATTTATGGAAATTCTGGAAATGGTAAGACAAGTCAAGCAATAAAGATTCTCAAGAGTTTTTTAGTTCAGAGGTGCATTGGGAATAGATTTTCTCCAATAGCCTACTTCACCTACTTACCAATATTGGTAATGCAGTCTAAAAAATTTGAGGATATGGATGAGTTAAATAGTGTAATGGAAGCAGTTACAACAAGAGAATTGGTTGTAATAGATGATATTGCCACCACAACAAAAGTTTCTGAGTATGATATGGCAGTATTGCACACCATAATTAACACACGCTATTCTGAGGGTTTAGCAACAATAATGACATCAAATATTGAGCCAGATAAACTTAACAGGTATTATGACGCAAGGTTGGTGGATAGAATATTGTCAGATATGGTAATAGAAATCAGTGGTGGAAGCAGGAGGTGTTATACAAATGTCTATCAGCGAAAATCAGTTGATAAATCTAGTTCTTGAAACCAAGGATTACTCACCTCTTGCGGATAATAATGTTACTGAGGAATATTTTAATTCTTGTAGGGAAGAGTATGGATTTATTAACTCATTCTATGAGAATTATGGGTGCGTCCCTGATAAAGAAACATTCACCTCAAAATTTCCAAAATATGAGTATTTCAAGGTATCACAATCAGTAAAATCTATTGTAGATACTTTGAGAGAAGAGATGTTATTTCGTAGGGCAGTAACACTACTCAATGAGTCAAGTGGTATTTTTGAGAAGGATAGTCGAAAAGGTGCAGAATTTCTACTTGAAAATATAGATAAACTACGGATTGAGGATGATTTTGATGCAGTAGATATTATTCATAATACATCAAGATACGATGAATGGGAAGAAAAGAAGAAGAATCCAGAAAAATCATTTATTCCATTACCATTTCCAGAAATGAAAGATACATTATTTGGATTTGCTAAAGGTGAGGAACTATTCATATGGTTGGCTAGATCAGGAGTTGGTAAGAGTCAAATCTTAGCATTATGCACAGAAGCAGCAAGTAGAGATGGTTATAGAGTTGGAGTAATATCACCAGAGTTATCCTCAAGTACATTTGGTTATAGGTTTGATAGTGCAAGAAGTCACCTATCCAATTCCGCTATGTCAAGGGGATTATTGATGAATGGGTATGGAGAGTATATAAAACAGTTATCCACATCAGATGAACACGTTTTTATTGCAGATTCTACTCATTTTCATGGAGAAATTACAGTACAGACTTGCGAAAATTTTATTTTAGCAAAAAGACTTGACATTCTCTTAGTAGATGATGTATCATATATAACAGTACCGAACGCAACAAGGATGCAGACAACAGAGAGGATTGGAAGAGTATGTAGAGGATTATTTAATATAAGTGCAAAACATGGAATCCCAGTTGTAGCTACTATACAAGCAAGACGTAGAAGTAGTGGCGAAAGTAAGGATGGAGATGATGTACTAGATAGTGAATCAATTTTCAATTCATACATGGTAACTCAACAATCAACAAGAATTGTTTCTATCAACAGATGTGGAGAGGGGCTAAAATTCTATGTAGCAAAAAATCGTTATGGCAGCACAGGTAAAGATTTTGTATACTCACTAGATATGGATAAAATGCACTTTACATATTGTCCTAGTGAAGAAGATGTTGAAGAGGATGAGGAGTTGCAAGAAGTTAAGGAGGGTTTGCGTCATGCTTTTTGAATATGTTGCTTGTTTTGTTGTAGGAGTAGCAGTAGTTCTCATTTTGTGGGAGGAGTTCAAATGAAGAATAAACTTTGGGGCAGGGTTTTCTACAAAAGTAGAGATCTGCCACACAAGGCAAAAGGAAATAAGTATGCTACAATAGAAGTAACACCACAATCAGTGTTTGAATTTTTGTGTGATAGGATTTTTGGAGGAAATAAAAATGAAAATGAGGATGTACGCAGTAGTAAATCAAGAAAACGGAAAGGTTTACGAAGATAAATTATATAAGAGCCAACATAGGGCTAATGTAGTAAAACACATTAGGAATATGACATCTCGTGATCATTACCATACAGAATGGATCGAGGTGGATATTTCAGAACCGCTATATCAAGTGTGTATTGATAAGAAACTATATTCACACAACCTCATCCATGCAGGGCAAATTGAGGATATGGTTGACGTTTTATATAGTGATTTGAATATGGATGTAGATTTTAATGAAATGGAGATCATATGAAAACACTTATTATGACAATTATCTCATTTGTTATGTTTGTAACACCATGTTTTGCAGGAAGTTTTACAGTTGTGGCAAATGAACCACCAGTTGTAACATTCCTCTATAATGATGAAATCCATGTGAGTGGTGATCTGTACCAGTTTTATACAATCAACAGAAATACAGAGATGGAAACAAACGTAGTGTTGTGTGTAATTGCCAATAAAAGAACACATGAATATGTGTTGGCAGGAGGAATGGTTGAACTTCCAGGTGGGGTAAGAAAATCAACACAAGGAGATTCAAAAGTATACATCTACCAAAATGGTAGTATAGTAGATAAGATTATCAAGATGATTGATGGGAGGACGATTTAATGATTAACTTTCTAAAGGGTATTTTAGCACTGATTATTTTGAGCATGATTGCTTGTGTACCACTTGCAGTAGCTTGTGCAGTTATCAAAGTTATTTTCTTTCTGTAATTAAAGGAGGACAAAATGGAGAAATATCAACACGTTGAAAGACTTGGATCACAAGAGGTTGACGGAATACTATCTGGAACAGTTTATGTATTCTCTAAGTTGGATGGCAGTTCAGCCAGAATTGCATATGAGGATGGGAAGTTAGTTTATGGTTCTCGTAATCGTATTCTATCAATAGATAATGACAACTCAGGGTTTATGAACGCTTCTATTGATGATGAGCGATATAAGGAGTTTTTCAAGGCATATCCAAGTTTTGTACTTTATGGAGAGTGGCTTGTTAAGAACCATATTAAGCATTATGAGGATGATGCGTGGCGTAAGTTTTATGTGTACGATGTAATGCACGATGGGCGATACATGCGATATGAAGAGTATAAGCCAATGCTAGACAGGTTTGGTATTGATTATATCCCACTCATTTGTGTGATGAATAGTCCAACAGAGCAGGATATTCTTGAACTAGCACCAAAACAAGGATTTTTATGTAAGGATGGCGGGTATCAAGAGGGAGTTGTAATAAAGAATTATGATTTCATCAATCAGTATGGTCGCACAACATGGGCAAAAGTGGTAAACGCAACATATACAACACAAAAGTACATAAAAAGTGAAACACCGTGTATTGAACAGGCTATAGTAGATAAACTATTAAGTGTGGAGGAAATTGAGAAGGAAAAGTGCAAAATTGAGAATTTTGATGTACGAAAAACACTTGAACTTCTCGGTAGGGTACAACATGAGTTTGTAAAAGATAATATTCAAATCATTATCAAGAAATGGAAGCAACCAACCATCAATTTCAAGAAACTCAATTATTTTATTGCAAGCAAGGTGCGTGAGACGTTGTGATAGAAGTTGCAAATCAAATTGTATTTGCAAGAGTGGTAGATATTCTATATAGAGTAAAGCGAGAGACAGGTTATCTCAGAGATATTAAACTCAATGGGGATAAGGCATTGATAACCTGTCCTTGCCACTCTAATGGAAATGAAAATTCTCCATCTTGCATTATCAATTTTAATAAGACAGATAAGTTTAATGCAGGAGATTTTCACTGTTTCTCATGTCATGAAACTGGAAGTCTTGCCAATCTTATTGGGCGATGTTTTCATGAAAATGAAATCTGGGGAACGAAATGGATTCTTGAAAACTATGGTGGAAGTGAAGTACAAAACAGAGAATCTATGATTAAAGTACCTATGAGAGTTAAAACACAAGAAGTAGCTTGTAAGGATGATTTAGACTCATACCGCTACATACATCCATATATGTATAAACGTCATTTAACAGATGATATTATCAATATGTTTGATATAGGGTATGATGGTAAAAACATTACATTTCCTATTAAGGGCAAGAATGGGGATGTGTTGTTTGTAGCAAAAAGAAGTGTTAAGGGTAAGAAGTTCTATATTCCGCCTAATGTAGAAAAACCACTTTGCTATTTATACGAAGCACAGAAGCATTTCCCAAATTCACAGGAGATTTATGTTGTAGAATCTCTATTTAATGCTCTAACTTTGTATAAATATGGTTATCCTGCAATAGCACTTCTAGGAACTGGCACAAAAGAACAAATAGAAATGATTTTTTCTATCAGCTTGATGTACAAGATGAAGGACAATT